AAGCATCACTTTTGCCTTCCATTGACATGCCAGCTTCAGACATGGCAATGGCAATCGCCTGTTTGCGACTGACAATTGGCTTGCCATCGCTCCCTTTAAGAGTGCCAGCCTTAAATTCTCGCATCACCTTGGCAAGCTTTGCCTGCTTTTCTTTTGTGGTCATGGCAAAAGTTTTCTTTTACGTTAGCAAACGTAAGCCATGATTCATATACCACGATCTCCATTTATTTAGAGCACTTTCAATGACCACATGCATGTCCATATATTTGTATTCAGCCAGTCTTCCTCCAAAAATAACGCCTTGCTCTTGCTGAGCTAATTCTTTGTATTGCTGATACAGTCTTGAATTGTAATTAGTGTTGATGGGATAATATGGAATATCCGTCTCTGTACATTCTCTTGGTGTTTCCTCTGTAACAATAGTCACTTCGCTATTACATTCAGCAAAATGTCGATGTTCGATTCTCCGAGTAAAAGGTACGCTATGAGAGGGAAAATTGATCACTGCATTTCCCTGGAAATTGTCCGTATTTAAAACGCTATGGGAAAAGTCAAGGGTGCGATACTCTAATCGTCCGTGTTGATAATTAAAATATTCATCAATTTTACCAGTAAAGACAATGTTAGCCGCTTGTTGTTGCCAGTATTTTTTATCCTGACAAAAATCAACTGAAAGTTTTAATGGTATGCCATCTAGCATCTTGGCCATCATTTGCGAATAACCATATTTGGGAATACCCTGGTACTTGTCTTTAAAGTAGTTGCTGTCAAAAGTGAAGCGAAGGGGTAGTCGTTTAATAATGAAAGAAGGTAACTCCGTTGCTTTTCGCCCCCATTGTTTTTCTGTGTAGTCTTTAATTAAAAGCCTGTAAATATCTTCACCAACAAAGGCCAATGCTTGCTCTTCTAAATTATTAATTTTACCCTTCCATCGCTGCTTTTCAATAATGCGCTTGGCTTGGTCAGGGCTAACAACTCCCCATAGTTCATAAAAAGTATTCATTGAAAATGGCAGGGAATAGAGCCTGCCATTTTGCATTGCTTTTGGCGAATTAATAAAACTATTAAAACTGGCAAAGCGATTCACATATTGCCACACCGTTTCATTACTAGTGTGAAAAATATGCGGGCCATATGTATGCACTTCAATGCCTTCTTTTTGCTCCGTGTAGCAATTTCCGCCAAAGTGGTCACGACGATCAATAACCAAACATTTGAACCCGGCGTCAGTGGCTTGTCTTGCAAAAACACTGCCAAACAAACCAGCTCCAACAATCAAAAAATCATATTGCAATGCCATCAATTCTTACGGCTACCTTTTCGTTTGGAAATCATGGTTTATATTCAACCCTAGAAGTAAGCACGGGAAAATCAAAAAAGCTTTCGCGGCAAAGGATAAGGCCAGTGATCATGCGTTCACCAACAAAACCCATCATTCGCCTGTTGTATCCATCCATCGACTGAATCTCGTCCTTATGTTCCTCCCAAAATGGCCATAGACAGTCAAAAACAAGGCTCATAAAGGTTTCGTAATAGGAGTGTGGGCCTCGTGCCATTTGGCAGCCATGAAAAGTTCCCTGGCTCCACACTGCTTTCATTTGGCTAGCCGAAAACGGAATTAATCCTCTTTCCGCTAAACCAATTGTCATGGCAGGGGCATCAAATCCTGAATGTCCGGCCTTAAATTGATCTGCCAAACTGCAACCAAACTGGCATGAATCACTCACATAAAGCACGCCTTCCTTGGAGTTAATAATATCTTCATCGGCCCATTTACGCCTGTAATGAGCATTGCCAATGTATTTTTTATCGTCACAATTATTTAAAAGCCAATAGACAGAAGTAAGCTCGCAAAAGAACGGGTTGAGAGGGGAAATATTCTCACCTTCGTCATCAAAAATATGACCGCTATTACGCAGCGCAAGTCGCTCTTCGTTTTCCAAGGAATGAGCACCCACCACAATGGGAACAACAGACGATGGGGATGAATAAGTGATTGTCTGGTGCTTTAACTTTGCCGCGTAAATAGTCCAGTCTTCACTTCGCATAGATCTGCCTCGCTGCCCACAGTTCGTTGTAATTATTCACTCCCTTGGCTCCCATTCCCGTGAGGTCGCCACCACTAGCAGGCTTACTCCAGGCCATAATTGTGCCATCAGGAAGTACAAAAGCTCGGTTCTTTTGCTGGTGCGTGGGAGTTAGCTCTAGGTAGTCGCCATAAATAAAATTAACATTGCCCCCATTGGACGCCAATGCAGCACCTAACAAAGTGGGGCCAGTGGGGCACAATGGCGTGATGCCATAATATTTATTTTTACAATTATTGACAATCATTTCAATGGCAGTTTGTAAGGCCAAATTATTTGGCTTGGAATATAAAACTGTCGTAGCGCAAGCCCAAGAAGTGTAGCTGAAGCGTTGGATGTCGCGGAAAGCCAAAAATTCAATGCGCTCTCCCATTTCCACTGCATTGACACAGCGAATGGCAATGTCAAAATACCAACCACCGAGTTTATTTAAAAGGCAGAATCTTCCGAGATCTGCTTTGTACGAATAGGGGCGAAGCATGTCGTAAGCTTCAACCACGTCAGGGCAGTAATTGTCAACAATAAATTGACGCAAAGTTTCTTTGTTGTAAATAGTATGAACCGCGCTTGGAAAATGTTGATCAATGGTGGAAGTGGCATATTGAAGAAAGGGAGATAACTCTGTATCAATGTCAGAAAGAAAGATTTGAGAAATTTTCATGATTAGTCAATACGTGCAGGAGTGCCAAAACCTTTAAATTTAGCTTGCTCTTCTTTTTGAGAAAGGACGCTATCAACAATCCCAAGCATTTTTTTAGTAATGACAGGCCAAGTGAATTGCTTTTCATGGATGCGCTCATAGCACCAATTGCCAGCAGCCTTCAAGGCATTGCGATCCCCGTAGTAGCAGTTCAGGATGTTAGTAACACTGCTCGGGTCAGGCAATAAGCGCTCTAGACCATAGTTTCTATCTGTCTCTGAACCGTTACAAGCAATGCGAGGAATGTCATTGAAAATCTCCTTGAGGCTCGTATGGTCTGGCACCACCTGTGCAACACCAGTCGCCGCATGCTCACTATTAACCAGGCCCCAGCCTTCGCCAATACAAGTGTTGAGGCCAATGTCCACTGCGTTATACACTTTGTTTAACTTTTCAATGGGAAGGCAATTGCTTGTAGAGAAATGAGGACTTGTGAGAATGAGTTTGCCAGCAGCGTCATACCCTGCATCACGCGCCACACGCTTAAACAACGGAATGATTTCCCATCCCATATCTTTCGCCCCCATGTTGAGCCACAATCGAGCATCGGGCTTATCCTTGGCAAACTCAATGAACCCCTTAATGGTCAGGTCAATGCGCTTACGCGGCTGGTTCCTGTTGCCATTGAAGACAATAAACACATCTTCTGGCACGCCAAGTTCCTTTCGGCATTCCAGGAGGTCAATGGGAAAGAATTTAGTGAAATCAGTTCCATGCGGAATGACGTGGATGGGCTTTTCGTAGCCCATCTTGATAAGTTCTTCTTTCCCAAATTCCGTGTAGGTGGCAAGGCCGTCCCACTCGCTTACGGATTCGTTTAATTCTGGGAACAGTCCGTAACTATCAATGGGCGTGTAAACAAAAAATTTAAAACCGATGCTTTCCTTGAATGCCTTCACCGCTTGCCATAAATTAATACCCACCCATAGATCATTTGTCACCCACACAAGGTCTGGTTTGATGGTTTGAACCAGTTCTGCAATGCGATGGGAACCAAACGGGTCGGAGCCGTGTGCCATCGCAGGATAGCTTTTGTATTTAACGGCTTCGTCGTCATGATCACCGTGCCAGTTTGTCGCGAGCACATGCACTTCATGCTCCTTTGCTAGAGCGGGAAGGAGATATTCTGCTACTCGCCCGAAGCCAGTCTGGACAAACGCATCACCTGCGTAGAGAATTTTTGCCACTAGAAAAACGAATCTTGTCTGATGATAGTGGCAAAATTAAACGGGCACCACTGGCGCCTGCTGCCTGAAATACTCAACGCGACATTTGCAACGGGCTCCGCATTCACAGCGCACACCAGGAAGTGGAAGGCTTCCAATGGGGACCATTCCGCGAGAGGCATAGTTAAGGCAATCCTGACAATGCACGGCTTGGTTGTCCAAGATGCGTCGCATCAACGAAAACCCACGTTGTTGTTCGCGCAGTTCCGTACCTTGCCAATAAGATCCACGAACACTTTGAGCGTAAAGGCCGATACGAGCAATAGCCATGGGAGCAGAAACACGCCCATCCAAAAGGTCACGTACAAAGCCCTGAAGATAAGTGTATTCCGAACGAAGCCTCTGACCGATGCGGCCATATTCCGCACTGCCCATCTTACTTCGTCCGCCATAGCCAATAGTCGCTGCTTGAATATGACCCGCTTTAATTGCTTCGCGGACACTATCTTGCCATTGATCAAGCGTAATTGAACCATCGCCTAACATCCTCGTGAAACGCTTGAGTTGCGTTTCTAGTTTATCAATGCGACCATCAATCAGCATGCCTACTGCAGCTTTGCTGAGAAAGCGGCCTTTCTCATTGCGATAACGTCCACTACGTTGGTCATACGACCATTCAGCGTCCATCCTGCTGGACAAAATGACGCTGCTGAAAGAGGATAAGTTATTCAGCATTGTCGGCCTCTAGTAGCTCTTTGAACTGCGCTGGAGCCTCTTCCTTCCATTCTTTCATGGCATTTTCAATGTCCTCGTCTGAGATGAATGCAGCCTCATCAATGCCAGCAAGCATTAGTCCTTCTACTTTCATGGGATCAATGGCATCCACTTTGCTACTAACAAGCTTTGCTGGTCCCTTCCGTTCAGGGTCAGGGTCAGCTTTACGCTTGCGGGCTACGATGGTTTGACGCTCTTCCTTTGACATGGCTTGAGCTTTGGCTTTAGGGAGGCACTTGGGCTTACCTTCCTTTTCACCACGTCCTCCGCATGGCCCCATAATTTCCCCATTGGCACCAATCCTCACCCATTCTTCCTTGAACCATTTGTCAAGGTCGTCGGCGTGGATTTCGCCAGAGTCTCCCTTAAAGGCTCCAGCGGTGGAACCATGCTTTTCTTTGTACATGCGCTTGTACTGCTGCACCACATAGCCACTGGCATAAGCAGACGGCCACACCTTAAACTTTGCCTTTGCTGCGGCCACTGCACGACTATGCAGAGCCTCGTCAGTGAATTTCACATCGCCACGCTCGTGCTCCAAATCGCCCGGCAGATAAAGACCAGCAGAATCTTCCACTTCACGGCTTCCGTCCATGGGAAGCGTGCCATTTTCTTCGTTCAACGGATCGCGTCCGCCAGGAGGCACTTTCATTTGCCCTCCCTGCTGGGGCAGCTCACGAGGGAGCGATGGGTCAAGAGTGAGTTCCATTGACCATTCAGAGCCTCCGTAGCGAGCATCTGCCACTTCCTGCGGATGGAGCACGCCAAGTTGGATGTAGCGTCCGTCTACGGCGGCCACGCGAGCCCTTACGTCAGCCTTTTCGCGCTCGTTTAGTTCAAAGAGATCATTAAACTTAATCCGCCATGACTCAGGCAGCCGCCCATTAGTCGGGCCGTCCTTACTGAGCATGATCATTTTCATTAAATGATGCAGCGGACGCTTGTAGTGAGAAGCTTGATAATCACCAAGGTGCTTCGCAAAATCACGCTCCTCGCTCCGGCCAGTAGAGCCCAGGCCTCCAGGACTCTCACCAAATAAAATAGTATGGGGAATCTGAGAAGCGCCAATAATATCAATGCGAAGCTTTTCTAGGATTTCACCAACGCCACCAAAGTTGCGACTAATAAATTCAAGCTCTTCTTTTTCTGCGTCAATTGCATAACCGCGATAAATGCTTTTGCTCATATCATTGAGCACAAGGCGATCACGCACGTCCTTCTCTTTGCCGGCGGCAAGCATAGAAGAAAGACCGCGAAGTTTATGCACAAAAATATCAAATTCTGTCAGCAAAGTTGCAGCAGAACTAATGCCAGTGGAATAAAAGCGGAAGCTGTCGTACACGCTTTGCAGCGTGCTCATTCCCCACCCATAATTTCTCTGTCGAATGCGATAAGGCAACCATTCGCCGTCAAACCTGAGAATACGGTCTTTATGAATGTTGACCAATTGTGGCTGCCTAATTAGATCGCCAGAAATGATTTGATAATACGTTGCCTTGGAATAATCGTAGAGGCTATCTTCGTTAATCATTGGCGCAATCTGCCAACGATCTAGCACTTCCATGCCTTCAATGGAGCGAATATTTCTATAGTCAACAGGCTGATCAGCAGACCGCCCATCGTCAATGTAAAGAAGAATGACAGCGCCGCCGAAGAGGCGGGCATTCTTGGAAGCCAAGCCGAGATTTTCAAGGATGTATAAGTCTTCAATCACCTGTTCAATGCCCGTCACTTCTTCCGCCGCTGCGCCCTCTCCGCCAAATAACACTTTGAAGCCTTTCCGCGTGGACTGCTCAGCAACGATGTCCACGATGCGCTTGGGAATCCACTCGCTATAAAGGTTTTCAAGCTCTTCTTGGGCGAGAAAAACGATGGGAGTGGAGCCGGTGTATTGGCTCTTATCTCTTCGGGTGCCCATGCCAGTGAGAGCGTTTACGAGCCCGTCCACTCGCAGGCCTTCATTGCCATTGTGACCAAGATCAACTAGCTCTTCCGACATTTTTCAGCATGATGGGTATTGACACCATGCTAACAGTGGCTAAGATGTGCCTGATCTTCTGTTGTTTATGCCCACCCCCATTGAATTTGTCTTCTCTGACGAAGAACGGAAACTAGCGATGGAAGAAGGCCTGAGAAGGCAAGGCGTAAATGAAGCCAAGGGCCTTCGCGGGCGAAATGGTGGGGCTTGGCGCGGCAGTAAGGCTTTGGACATTCATTTACTTGGCGCTGCAGGGGAAATGGCTGTGGCGTCATATCTAGGAATGAAGGAGCATTTGTACAAAGAGACGGAAGCCAGGCGGGGAAGTGATGACTTGCCGGGTATTGATGTTAAAACCAGATCAAAATCGCACTACGATCTAATCGTTCAAAAAAACGAAGATCCTTTTAAGAGGTTTGTCCTCGTTACCATTGAAGACAAAACCACTCTCATTCATGGTTGGTGCCTTGGAAGAGAGGCAATGAAAAAAGAATATTGGGCAGATCCTGCTCGCGGACGCCCTGCGTATTTTGTGCCCAAGGAGGCTCTTTTTTCCATGAATAGCCTAAGGGAAGACTATGCCAAAGCTCAAATGCTCTGACTTTGCCAAGCACGTATTAAATACTCCACTATGGCCAAAGCAAGAGGAAATCCTTGATGAGTATTTCGGGGGCGGGAAAAGCCATGCTTGCTGGGCTCTTGGTAGGCGCTCTGGCAAGACTCTCATGGCTTCTATTGCAGCCGTATATGCCTGCTTCGTTCTAGAAAGCAGCTACAAGCGCAAAGTACGAAAGAACGAGAAATGGTACATCGTTACTATTGCTAACGATCAGCAGCAGGCGAAGATTGCCCTAAACAACATTCGTCAATTAGTGCTAGACAGTCCCCTTGGCACGGAAATCACCAGAGAAACTGCCACTGAAATTGAAATTAGTAATGGCTGCGTGTTCCAGGCCATTCCTGCTTCTGCTCGTGCATCACGGGGTAAGGCAGTAGTGATGTGCGTATTTGACGAGCTGGCCTTCCAGCTTGAAGGCGATGCCAACCGTGGCGCTAAAGCTATTTACGATGCTCTCTCGCCGTCCATTGCTCAATTTGGAGAAAATGGTCGCATATTGGAACTGTCATCTCCTTGGCTGACAGATGGATTGTTTTATGAACATTTTAAAGAGGCTGAAAGCGGAGAATTTCCGTTTATGCAAGCCAAGAACATCCCAACGTGGGAGATCAACCCAAACCTCCCATGGGGCTGTCCATTCTTAGAAGCAGAACAAAAGCGAGACGAAGACAAGTTTTGGACTGAATATGGCGCTCGCTTCAGGGGTAATAAATCAGCATTGCTGGCTTCAGAAGTGGTGGATGCAGCTATTAATAAAGAACGAGGCATGCTCCTCCCAATTCGGGAATTCATGGGCAAGTATGTGCTGGCGCTAGACCCTGCTCGTGGTGGCGTGGGGCGAGACGAATATGTGGCCTGTATTGTGCATTTTGAAAAAGAAACTTTAGTGGTGGATAAGTTTCACCTTTTCATGGCTGATTTTGAGATCAATGGGAAAAAGGAAGTGAGTGTTCAAGCCGTAGAAGATTGGATACGAGAGCACCATAAAATTTATCAATTTGACAGTATTGTGCTTGACCAGTTCAACAGTTCTGCCACCATCCAAAGCCTCAATGCTGACTTCCCCATTAGAGAACTCACTTGGTCAGTAAGCACCAAGATGAAAGCTTTCAGCAAAATGAAAGAACTCTTTAATGCTGGCTTAGTGGACATCTATCCTCATGATCGTGCCATTCGTCAGCTCAAAAACCTCAACGTTCTGTACAGACAAAGTGGACAATGGTCAGTAACTGGTGGTAAAGAAAGTGGTGTGGACGACTTCTGCTTTGCTCTTGCTGCTGCCATTCTTGAAGCTTCCAAGGAAGATGATTTAAATTGGCTGGAAGGACTTATTCGCTGATTGTCATTAGAATTTTCAACAATTGGCATTTTCCTGCTTTCGTGAAAAATGACTTCGTTTGAACTATCTTCTAAAGAAGCCTCTTATCTCATTGCTCTTCTAGAGGCAGATAGACAAACAGCTTTGCAGTTATTAGCGGCTGACCATTTTTACCAGCCATCGTTGCTGCCACGGTTGAAAAAGTTTCAACGCTTGCTGAAGCATCAGCGAACAATGAAAGAAGAAGATGGCGTAGACTGAGCTTTCCTGCTTGCTTCCCATGGCTCTCTCTAAGGCGGCTGAAGAAGCGTTCCATTCAGCGATTGAAGCGGCGTATGCCATGCAGGAGCCAAGCTCCTCAGAAGAGGACAGGCGGCTTGCCGGGAAAGCCTATGTGCTCTTCATGGAAGAATACTATGCACTGAGCAAGGAGCACAATAGTGAGCAATGGTGGGAAGCTGAATGCAGGGCTGATGCAAGCTTGGCCAGGTGCCGTATATACGATGTATAGCCATGGTTGGCTTGTTGTTCATCCTCCATGGGCAAACAAAGGAAATAGTGGTGCCCCTCCATGAAGCACGGCGCGTACATAAGCAACTTTGCCTAGAGGGAGCTGTTGTATTCTGGAGCTGGCGCTGCTAAACTTTGAAAGCTTCCTGCAGGAGCCCATTGGCCAATGGTTGCCAGTATCCTCGTCAATGCTGGCTTTTAACGGGGGTTCCGTCGTTGTTCTGGACTCTCGCTCAGAGGTGAGTTGAAGCACCTCTACAAATCAAGGCAGAGCACTGGCCGCACCAGTTGATCGTCTATTGCGACGAAACTCTGCCCCATTTGCCCCTGTAGCCCAATAGGCAGTAGGCAACGGATTTAAGCTCCGTACAGTGTCAGTTCGACTCTGACCAGGGGTATCCGCTATTTCCAGGCGCTCTTGTCAATTTGACAGGGGCGATATTTTTGTCCTCGATATTGAAGCCACATTGCTGGACGATGCACCCATCGCCACCATTGTGAAAAAGCTTCATGCTCTGCCTCTAAAGAATAGGGGACGCCGCGATACACAAGTGTAGTCATTGATACAAAATTATTTTTCTTAATGCTATGCCTGCCCCGTTTCTCAATTATTCGCCTGCGGATACACTAATTATTAAGAAAAGATTATTTTTCTTTGCGGTGAATGTAAGTTTTTAATTCATGCAAATAGTTGCGGATCATTGCAGCTTTCTCCAAATGCCAGGGGTCGCGATGGAGAAAATATAAGCGCATGTGTTCATCAACTGCTTTTAGCAATTGATGAATCACTGGATTCCATGGCTCTCTAATGGGCGTGTTGAACGTCCGCCTGCGCTCGTCCATTAGAACGGAAATAATCAATGACCATTTCCAATGGTACTGGAGAAAAATTATTTCTTTCTACACAGGCATTAAAATACCTTCCATCTGCCTGTCCATCTTTTATCGCTAAATGACAGTGCAAATGGCCATGCACATTGCCACGATAGTGTCCTTGCAAATTATCGGGATGCACTGGAATGTGCGTGAAAACTATGCCACCAGGCATTAGCGATCCTGGCTGATGGAAATGAGCACCACGAATGTCTTCAAAATGTTCAGCATAGTCTTTGAGCTTAAACGTGTCGTGATTGCCTCTAATGAGAATTTTTCTGCCATTGCATTTGGCTAAGTTGGCTAAGCTTCTGCGAGGGATGGCTACATCTCCTAAGTGATACACAGTGTCTTTTTGACGCACCACTGCGTTCCATCGTTCCACCATAATTTCGTCCATCTCTTCAACAGAATTAAAAGGACGCAATGGGGAACCATCGGGCTGAATAAAAGACAAGCTTTTGGCGTGTCCCCAGTGGGTGTCTCCAATGACGAAGGCGCTCATAAGAAAGGGAGCTTGCGCCCCCTAGTTTATCATTCCCGCCCGTAAGAAGGCAGATCGTAGTTAGGGCTTTCAAAAAACGCCACTTGCCTGCTGCTGCGCGTGGCAGCCATCTCAGGAGCCTTGCCCGTAAAGAACAACGACTCCGACTGTCGCAGCCAGAAATCCTTGTTCAGCCATTGCACAGTGCTTCGGCCAAGCTTTTCAAACAACCATGCGGCAGTAGCTGCCCGAAGCTTATTCAGGCTATGCGAATCCTCTTCACCCAGTTCCTTGGCAACCATGCCATGAATGGCCGTATGCACGCGCTCATCGCGACTAATATCCGCCGAAACCGTCCGCATGCCCATGTCGCCATTTTGCCGAAAGAACGGCAATGCCACAAAGAAAATACTCCGCTCCAAAATGGAAGCTTTATGAATGGGGTGAGCAGGATGCTCCATCCATGCCTTTAAAATGCTCATCACTTCCTTCTCAGCCTTTGCATTAGTGCCATGAGCCATGGCAATGTAATTCAAAGCCTGGTCATGGCGCTCCTCATCTTCCTGATTGGAACGCAATGCCTCAATCACACCAAGAGTGGAAGGCAGTTCACGAGCCATGCCTTGCTCCAAAAGCTCCTTTACGGGCATTTCTAAATGCCGCAGCGCCAAAGCTTTAAAAATGGTTTCTTCTGAACCTTCAGCAACATTTCCTTTTCCCACAGGCACGGCCTGCCAAGGACGCTTTTTAGCAATGGTGGACAAATAGGGCGAGTTCTCAACAGTGGCAATCATTCTTAATAAAGCGGAGGAAAAGAAAGGGCCGACAGGCGGCCCTCAATAAAGAATCAATGGGAAAGAAACTATTCAGCACAACTGGAGCAAAAGCCAGCAGTCATGTCGCAAGCAACAGCATCCCCCTTAACCTCGTTGTCATCGAGGCCAAACATGCTCTTGAAATCGTCATCTAGCGCTGCAAAAGCATCGTCTTTTCGTTGGGTGTCAGGCAACACTTGCAACGAATAGTAAAGACTAGTCTGAGGAGAATCAAGCCAATCTTTCAGGAACTGGCGGTCATAAACGACTACATCGCTCCAACTATTAAAACTATAGCCATGGAAAAGACCCGTTTGCTGATAGAGAGCCACAATGCCATTTGCCACACGGAAATAGTTGTCCCAACCAACGGTTTCAGCGATTTCTACTTCCCCGTAGTCAAAGCTCTCCACTCCAAATGTGCCAGAGTCTCTGTCCACTAAGCGTCCCACTGGAGGGGCAATTTCAGGAGTGGTCGTAAAGCCTTTCTTGTCTAAATAACGATAAGAGCAGGAGGCTGTGGGGGCAATGCAAAAAGCTCGTTTCATGCCATGAGCACGAGCTACTTCTGCTGAATCTTCAATGGCAATATCAAGCAGCCAAACAATATGACCAGCATGCGTGTCATGCCAAATAGTTTGCCAGTCAGAAGCATCATGATTTAAATAGGCTTCTAAAGCTTTCCCGAAATCTTCATACGATACCTCCTCGGCAGCCAAGAAATTAGCTAAGCCAAGCATGCCAAGTCCCACTTGTTTGTCAATGACAGGCGGCAGATATTCATCAGTGTCGCCCACGCCCGTACGAGGATGCAGCTCACAAAGCTGCTTCATGCCCTCCACAAAGGCTTCAGACAAATCAGACAGACCACATGCGCCCATATTCACATGCTGAAGCAGACAAGTGCCACGATGGGGCAAATACACTTCCAAGCAAACATTGGCACGGATGCGCTGGCCTTCATCGTCATAACGAATTTTATTAAGCCAGATGTCGCCAGAACCAATGCCCTTCAGCAAAGCATCAATTAGTTCAGGAGAACTATTGTCCAAAAAACTATTGTCCACATTTAAACAACGCTTCACCCATGGCAGTTCTTGACGAGAAGCATTAATAAATTCAATGGCATCAGGATGGTCATAATCAAGATGCAACACTACAGCCCCATTTTTATATTTTCCACCCCGTCGTAAGATTTCATTTAATGCAGAATAAATTTTACCAAAACTTACGGGACCACTAGCTACAAGTCCTTTGCCATTTTCAGCACTCCTTTCACGCAAAGAAGACAAATGAATAGCGACGCCCGCACCATTGCGCAGGCCATGGCTAACAAACTTCCAAGATGCTTCAATGCCATCTTCTCCCTCCATTGAATCTTCTACGGCAAATACTGTGCAACTCACGGGAAGACGACCATCATCATCTTCCATCCAGCTCTCCACCCTGCCAGTGCGAGCAATTTTTTCGCACCTTGCGCCTTCTTTGAGAATCATGAGACAACAAAGCCTGCTCCAAGCAGGCCGAACGATCAGTGATTAGTTTAGCCTCAATCGCACAGCCCTTCAGGATCATTTCCGCTTTGAGCATCCCTTGCAAACAATAGGGCCTCTTGCTTGCTGCGAAAATAATAGGGCTTCCCTTCATAAGCAATAAAATGCTTGAAACCAGGCCTGCTAGCACATGGCCAAACCTTTATCGCGCCCACCATAAACGGGCAAGGTAGATCATCAAAGCCCATAAAAAAACCTCCTGCTTTTACAGAAGGCTAAGAACAATGGACGAGAAAATGTAGTAACGCTTGTTACTTATTAAGGCATGTATTGATGGAACGCATCGGCCAGTATTTCTCTTGCATCGCTTTCTTCATCAAAGCCCTGTCGTTCAAAGATGGGATTTAACCATTTATAAATGGCGGCAAAAATTGCGTCAGTGCGAGCCATGCTGTCCCCTCCATAGTTCTCCACTTCATACAACACTTGGTCGTAAATATTGGGAGTATTCTCTTTTTCTTCCATTGCAATCAGGTAGCCAAGGGCTGCTGCTCCTGTTTTGCTCGTGGCATGTTCGCACATGGCAAGGCGCTTTTTCAGTTCGTTGAACTGCTCTTGAGAACCAAGGACGTGCTTGGTGACAACCCTGCTAAAGGCATTGAAGGAAGAGTCCACGGGAAGGGGAGAGGCGATCACCAGTCAGGATAGGCAAAACCAGGGGCAGAGTCAAGGGCAGGGTCAATGGAAAAGGAAGCGAGGTCTGCTTGGTAACCATCGTATTTGCCTACAGACGATTTCCAAATGCAATCACGCTCTGGTTGGAGCTTCTCCTTGATCTCCGTAATGCACTTATTGAAATAACGACGTGCTGTGATGTGGACTTTCCACACTTGCGTGACAATCAGCGTGGTTTCTTGAGGGTCGTAGTATTTCATGCCCAAATCATAGCTTTAGCCAGTTTGTTAATTGGCATATTTACCAGCTTTCAGGCTATAACTAGAGTCTCATTTAAATCTCACTCGCGTCTCATGATACTGTGATTTACGATGGGTAAAGGCGATGCACACGCTTAGGATACTTACGCAGCAGCTAAGCATCCTCCGCGAGCCGCTCGCTCAGGAGCCCCAAGCGTTCCGGCCAAAGCGGCTCTGCTCCACCACCCTCCTCTGCTTACTTTCTTCTAGGAAGCCTTTGCAA